GCTCATGAGGTTGGTGAAAAGTCAACGCAAGCAATAGAAATTAAACCTAGTATGCGTGTACAAAAAACTAATGTAGTGTTTCCATGGCCTACAAATTTATAGGTATATTATGAATATTTACGGTATAATATATAAAGTAACTAATGTAATTAATGGTAAAGTATATATAGGTCAAACTACGCATACTTTGGCAAGACGTAAAACACAACATTTAAATGCCATGAAACGTAAATCGTATAAACTGTATCAAGCTTTATTAAAACACGGCCCGGCCAATTTTATTTGGTCTAAGTTAGATAGTGCTTATAATAAAGAAGCGCTGAATGAAAAGGAAATATACTATATAAATGAGTATAATAGTTTTAACAAAGGGTACAATATGACTGAAGGTGGAACTAATAGTATAGGGGCTGTAGGCGAGTTAAATGCAATGTACGGATTAAAAGGCTCCGATCATCCCGCTTACGGTAACATTCTATCAGAAGAAGCCAGACAAAAGATTAGTGCGTCTAAAAAAGGCAGAAAACATACAGAGTCCGCCAAAAGAAAGATGTCAGAAACAAGGAAGAACTCTGGGATGTATGTTGGGGCTAACAACCCTAATTATGGTAAACCAAGACATAATGAAACTAAAAGTAAAATAGCTACTACATTAAAAGGTAGATTTATTGGGGCTTTAAATCCAAATGCCAAGAAATACAGTATAGAGACACCTACAGGCGAAATTATACTTATAGACTGTTTAGCGTCTTTTTGTAGGGAGCATAAACTTAACCCGGCCCATATGGTGTCATGCGCCAAGGGTAACAGAAACCAACATAAGAATTATAAATGTAGTTATTTGGAGGATTAAATGATCAATCTCACCTTTACGCTAGATTCCATAGCCACAATATTATCAGTATTTGATAGAATACAGCTAATGCGTTACTCTGGTATAGGCATACCACAGACGCCTGTTGATGTTACATACTACACTGCTGTATCTGGTACAGACCAGATAAGTAATATTACTGATACAGATGAGATTATATTACTACCACAATATAGTCAATACTACTTTATGGACCCAAGTGGAGCAGCTGCGGATTGGTATACATCTAGATACTATAGCTCATCTACCGGGTCAGTAAGTGGTTGGACAGACCCTATACTTGGAGAGGCACAAGATTTATACTACGACCCGGCCTATCCTCCTGAGATCGAATATGGTACAGCAGATCAGTTAATAATAAAACGTATACGTTTACTTATAGGTGACCCCATAGGTTTAGACAGGGAATATGGTGATGAGGCAGAATCCTCTATAATGCCGGATGGCCGGACTTACGTGCTGGATGAAAAAGGCTGGCCCGCTTTTGTAAATATGAACGGGGTGCAATATACAGAAACTGCCAATCCCTCCATAAATGGTTATAGGTATTTAAGATTTAATGGTTATATTGACACTCCTGTTACTGTTATATCAGGTGGGCGTATGATTCAAAGCGGGGTAGACATCTGGTATTACACATTTAGATGGTCAGACAGAGAAATTATGGAAGCCTATGATAACACACCCCCGCCTCCTCCGTTAACAGCAGCCAACGCTAATGCGGAAATATACATGCTGGCTTGTGCTTATGATTTACTAATGTCAGAAACCTGGGATTACGTAAGTGAGGATGGTGCAATAATAACTGATGAAAATTCTAAGTATGACCCATCACCTGGTATACGGGCTAGAAAAGAATTATTGGATGCAATAAGAAAACGTTTAGATGACGCCATACATTCAGTAAGAATGTTAGGTATTGGTGGAGTAAGGATCGATTAATGACAAACATTAATACTACATACTTAAACTTTTGGGAAATTAAGTAATGAAAGATAACCGCATTAAATCCTTTACAAAAGATAGGTACCAGAAAGCAATACGTAATGTAATTAAAGGCTTATCACGTAAAGTACAGGTGTATAAACAGCCAATAAAATCAGAATGTACAAATTGCTACTATGATAAAATGACTGATTCAAGTACTGGCAAGTGCTCTTGGACACCCTTAGAAGCTTTGGCTAAACAAGCAGAGTGGGAAGCTGCTGGTAATGTCACCATACACTATAAATACTTTTTACGTGGTAGGTGTCCAGTTTGTACTGGTAAAGGATTTTTGGAAACACAACGTAGGGCTTGGGCAGACTGCTTAATTACTTGGGACCCATCCGCTAGCGGTTTTGGTAATACGATGACATACACCCCAGCGGGCACAGAAGGGTCTACGATAGTACAACTAAAAACAGATCCTAAATACTTTGATTTATTTAAAAATTGTGTTAAAATTATAGTAGATGGAGTAGACTGTAAATTATCAAAACCTCCGTTATTAAGAGGCTTGGGTAATCAATCTTTATTAATCATTACTGCTTTTACTACTGACAAGCCCAAAGTAGACACTACTGAGATAATTAAGGACTACACATAATGGCAGCACCATTAAAAGTAATTAAATCCGCACATGAAATAGCGTATAAATTTGAGAATATTATAGAAAAAGAACTGTTCTTTAAACTGACTTCTAGGATAGATGAGGTTAAAGATGTTATTGTGGACTCTTACTCTCAACAGCTAACTAATGTGGTTACAGATAAGCGTAGTAAAACTAGGCCTGAAGATTATATTGAAGATTTTATAGCCCGATTAGATAACTTTGAATACGTAACAGTTACCAATGGACAGGTATCTTTTACTGTTCCTGATATGTCCAACTTTGATTTTAGTGGTAAATTAAGGGTTATAGAAAATATATTAGAAGGTATAGTAGGACAATATGTTGAAGTTAATGGTGAACAATATGCTAAAATATTCGGCAAAAGTGGTGTAACAGAGCACGTAGCCGATAGNTCTTTGTCCNCTAAGGAAAAGATATATTTATTAAAATATAATGCTTTTATTAGAAGTAAAGAAAAAGAGTTAAAAACTAATTTTGTTATGTACCCTTTTTCTAACGCTGGACCTATGGATATATTTAAAGATGTAAATGATTATGTTGCTATACAATTACCTCTGTGGATAAAAGAAGCAGTAATAGATGCGCAATTAAAGCTAGGAGAGGTTTATTAAATGAGTTCAGAAATGACCAAGCTACGTAAAGAAGATCTAAGTTTATATCACTATCTTAAAGAAATAGTGTTAGTAGATTTTATTGAACGTGAAGAAAATATTCCTCTCGAATATATACCAGAAATATCCTCAGCTACCAGTTTTGTGTACGAAGCGTTGACTGAGATGATACCTAAACCTACCGCCCGCGGGCGAGGATGGCTTTATTTCGATACTGTATCCGGTACAAGTCCTTACTGTTATAGAGGACTCCCAACTAGAGAACAATCAGAGCGGGTTGTGGTGTATGACATTAATGGTAATATAATAGATGAAAACAGCTATATAGTAGACTATGTTGATGGTAGAATAGTAACGTCAGGCACCGTGACCCCTCATTCTGTAGACTACTATTGGCACTACGCCGGTATAGTTGATGAGTGGGCAGCTATACAAGCAGAAGATCCGCCAGTAGTTGTCATTGACATTAATGGTACAGATAAAACTGGCTATCAATTAGGTGGCGGTCATAAAGATGCTAGAAAAGTGGATATACATGTTTTTGCTTCATCCACATCTGAACGTAATGACATAGTAGAAGTTATTTACAACGCATTGTATTTAAAAAGTATACCATTAATGGATTTTCCAGATGGGTCTGTACTAGATTACGATGGCACATTCTATAATAGGAAATACAACCTTAATAAAGATACTAATTTATTTGATAGATCAGTAGTATTAGGAGTAAGTAATTTATATTTTGATAACGTAACATCAAGACACGTTAATCTGCCATTAGTAATGTCAAGAGGTGTTGATCAAGTAATGTTGAGTGACTTAAATGCGTACCGGAGTAAGATATCGTTAGATATGTATTCTTACCTTGATGGTAGTTAGTAAATAATTATATATACATACTAATTAACTAACCTATTAAGATATAGTAGAAGTTTTAAATTTCCCACAGGATGTGGGAGGACACGGCTTTGGTTTAACATAGGGCCGCCTCAGCTCTTATTAAACACAAAGGAAGTAGTAAACATACCAACCAAAAATTTATAGAATTACACTTTATTTAAAAGTAAGTCTTCAAAAAAATTAATTTTCTAGGAGGAAAAAACGATATGGCAAGGAATAGAATAATTTATGCGAGCCAATCGGTGTGGTGTAACGGTGAGGTTCTTTACCGTGTACAATCTTTAGGAAGCACCACGACATTTACCAGTGAAGATATTTTTGAACTCGGTCATCTGGATATCATTGACGTTGTCGATGACGTTCCAGCAGTGGCAGTGACCTTGAACACAAATGACTTCGGTGATGTCAAAACACTGGCTACACTAGCACAGGTTTCACCTGCAAAAGCAGCAATGTCTGCTACTGCTACAAGTACAAATGGTAATTTAGTTGTTGTAAGTGGTACTCAGCTTGCAGAAACAAGCACCTATCTACATGGTGTTTCTCTGGCTGACTTTTCAATCGTATGTGGTAACTTACCCGGTGTTACAATTTGGGCTCCTGTTCAGGACGAGTGCTCTATTGGTACACTTGCTAATAACATAGATCAGACTCTGTTTATGGACGAAGTTTATGTTAATAGCCTCGAATTTAGTTACACCACCGGTGCTAACGCTACTGAGAACTACGGCGCTGAAACCGATAACAAGATGTGGCTTCTGAATGCCGGTCGCTTTGTAAACATGGATACTTTCACTTTTACAACCGGTTCAGAGACCTCCACAACTTTATCTGCTGGAGCTTATGCAGTAGCCGAGCTTTCATCGGCAAACCCTGGGTTCTTACGTAAAGATGATAACGGTTCTCCAGCGGTAACTTGGTACGATGCTAGCGCCAACGAGATGGTAAATGTAGCTGTTATGACTGAAGCACAGGTAGCTGCCTTAGCTGCGGCTGAAGAAGCAGCTGCTAGAGCGTCTAAGTTTGTATATAACAGTACAGGACATGTAATTACTTTTCCGACAGGCACTACATTTGGTGCTGGGGACAGATTAGAAATGTTGTACGCCGCCAATGGCTATGGCAATACAACCGAAAATACTTATTTCCAAGTACTTGACGCTACATCAAGGCCTGATTTTCTGGGCGCTCTTCGTCAGGGTCAGGTTGCAGTTTATATCGTAGCCAATGATGCCGCTGAGTGGGATATTGCTTGGCGTTTGACTGGTTGTACTATTTCTTCTGACCTTACACGTGAGCCTCTATCAGAGCTTGGTCATTTAGGGCCTTATGATAGACCCCTTACGCTGCCTATTCCTATCACTGTAACTGTAGATTCTACAGCCGGTGACTTGGAGAACTGGTCAAAAGTAGCCAACCGTCTTGCGGAGTTTGATGCGGACTCTTTGGAAGACATCAATTTAGCTGACCTTATGGCCTCTGAAGATCTTAAACTTGTTGTTAAAGTTTATGCTCAAACCGATGAGGAAGCTAAGGGTACAGGTTATGTTAGAACTGTTAGAGCCGGCTCCGATCTTATTGGTCAGAATTACTGGAATAACGGTGTTATGGGTACATATGCTGCGGGCGACCGTGAGTATGCACTTAAAACCATTATCGTTGAACACCTTAAGATTACTGATGAGGGCTCAACACTTGATATGGGTGCTAATATGACTCAGACTTTTGGTTTCAGATCAACCAATGACCTTTATGTAGTTAAAGGTGATATCGATATTACACATATTACCGGCGACTATAAAGTAAGACGTAATGGTTAATTTTTAATTAACTGGGAGGGGTGGGGGTAATACCTCACCCCTTATATATTTGGAGGATTAAAGGAATGGATAATTTAAAGAGCAGGGATAGATTCAAAAGAGAAATAGAAAAAGAAGTGACAAGACTATTTGAATCTGCTTTAGACTTTGCTCAGGTGGCTTGTGAACATCAAGGGACGTTCAAAGCACTTAGAGCCAAAATCCTCAGAGTTGGTAATAACTGTATTAGGAATCTGAAAAACAAATCAGACCAATACGAGATGGTATTAAAAATCAATTCAGAGGATGTTATAGAAGTTTCAAATAATAGGAAGTAAAAGGCTAAGGTTTTTAATTTAAAGGTAAAGGAGTATTTATTATGAGCGATAACACCATAGATCGTAACTTCAAGGGTGCTGATGGCACCACCGAATATTTTATCTCATCCCCCACCGCAGAAGACATCCGCGGCGCCGACTGGCAATACAGCAAAACATACACTAAATGTTTGGTAGAGGGCATAACAACTGCTGCAGAAATGCAAGACATTCTTATGCGTAGAGGCATTATTGGTCCTGAGTTCGAACAAAGAGCCCAAGAGCTTATTGCAGACCTACGCTCCAAGATAGACCAACTTGACTCAGCAGAAACAATGGAAGACAAAAGAAACTTGGCGGTAGAAGTATCCATAGCCAGAGAAGAACTCTTCCAATGGAACCAACGTTTAAACGGGCCGTTATCAAATACCTGTGAACAGATGGCTGATGATTCCAGACTGGAACATCTAACTTCAAGTATTACCAAAGACGCTAATGGTAAAAGGGTGTGGGAAAACTACGATGCTTTTTTAAAGTCAAAGAATAAAGATCTAGCAATGAGAGCACGTTTCGAAGTAATGTTGTTCCTGCAAGGACTTGATTCAAACTTTATGGAAAAGTCTCCGGAAGCTATGGCTATGAAAGAGGTAGAAGAAGATCTCATGACCAGAGCTAGGGCTGCCTTAGAGGCAGCTAAAGCAGCAGCAGAAGAAGAACTTGTTGACGAACTTAAAGAAGAACAACTGGTTACCGAAGAGCACAATACTTCTGTTGAGTCTGAAGTTGTAAAGCCAAAAACAAATCGTAAAAAAACAAAATAAAGAATTGCTTGTTATAAGGGGCTGTATAAAAGCAGCCCCATAACTATATATAAAGGCCACGCATGGAACTATCTTATGAAGAGGTGGATAGTTATCTACTTAAGGTTTTCACAGGAAAGGAAATAGTAAACATTACTAAAGGTTCAGAAGAGGTATACTTAATATTTAAGCAACCAACTTCTGAAATACGTCTTAGAGCTACACTGGTTTATGAGAGATCTTATAAGCAAGCAATCAATGAAGGCTTATACTCTATAACCGAATTAGAAAAATTACTAAGCGAGCGTGGTTTATATACAGAAGAAGATATAACAAAAGTTGCCAAACTAAAATCACAATTAGAGGCCCAAGAAGCGCTTCTGTCTAAAACTACCAAAGTAAAAGCTAATGCAGATCGAATTAAAAAGCTTATCAATAAAATTAAAGATCAAATAAATGAAATAGAGTATAAAAAGAATTCCAGGTTAATTATGTCCGCCGAAACAAAGGCAGATGAAGAAAGACATCATTATTTATGTTGGGCTTGTGCATACACAGAACAAGGCGATAAGCATTATTGGGATAATGTAGATAGTTTAGTTTTAGAAAAAAATATAAATTTTAAAATTAAAGTTATGAATGCTTTTCTACATTTTTATCATGGCATCCCAATGAAGACAATTAGATTTATTGCAAGACACAATTTATGGCGTATACGTTATGTACATAGCCAAAAAGTTACTGAGTCTTTATTTGGTATACCGACAGTTGAGTACTCTAATGATCAGCTTAATTTAATATATTGGTCAAGTTATTATTCTAACATATACGAAATGATGCCTGAAGATAGACCACCAGATAGTATAATAGAGGACGATGATGCACTAGATGCTTACATGACTGATTACTATAATGAGCGTACCAAAGAAAACGCGGCTAAAAAAAGTAATAAGTTTAATAAAGGCAAAATGTCCGCTTTTAGTAAAGAAGAGGTCATAATAACGCAATCTAATGATTTATACCAAGATATAAAGTATGATAAACCCAAAGAAGCACAAAAAATAAAAGATAGGACGGACATTAAAAAGCGCACTCGCCGGAGTTAAGTAATAAGGTAACCATTCTATTATTAAGAATAAAAGAATGTTTAATTGATTAAAGCAACATCATCTAGGAGGCACCGCTTTGGCTAAGCACGACATCACAGTATCTCATATAATAAGTGGATCAAGTTCAGGAAGCAATAAGGCCGACAATATAGCTTCTACCTTAGATAGCACATTAGCAAAAGCATTTAATGGGTTAACCGATAGATTAGCGTCTTCTGTTAAAAAAGCAATAAAGGATGGGCTAAATGATGCGTATGGTAAAGCTCAGTCAAGCACTGCTACAAAAGATACTGCCCAGCAAGCAAAGATCCTTGCAGATAATATTTCCAAAACAATAGCCAAAGAATTTCAACGAAGTATCACTGCAGGCGGAACCACGTCTTCGGGTAAACCTACAACTACATTAGATACTAAGGCATTAGAATCAATTATAACAAAAGAATTAGGTGCGCTAACAAAAGTATTAGGCGCCATATCAGGTAAATCAGATAAAACTGCCATAGACAAAAGTATAAAAGATCTCAATACCTCTATCCTTACTGCCATTAAAAAAGATCCTGCATCAACTGACTTTGGTAAATTAACTAAGTTACAAACAGCCATAGAAGGGTTAGCCAAGAGCGTAGATAATTCCTACAAAACTACTGTTACAACAACCAAAGATACATCAAATGTAAAAGAAGTAAGTGCTGGACTATCAAAATTATATTCAGAGATTAAACAACTTACTTCCGGACTAACAAAATTATCCAAAGCAGTAGAGGCTTCACCAGCTGCTAGTTCTGACATTATAAAAGAACTAGATCAAATAAAAAAAGCCGTAAAAGAAGAAACTACAAAACAACGCTCTTCTGCTGCTAGCGGTATCGATACGTATGCGTTGGCCTCCGCCATATCTAAATCAGTAGAAAAAAGTTTGGTTACTTTATCTGCTGCAAAGAAAACAAGTACAGTTAGTAAAGAGCCTTCTAAACAAACAGATAAAGTTTTAGTTAGTACACTTTCTGAGTTACGTGCTGTAAGTAAAGCATTAGAAGACTTACCTAAACTTTTAAAATCTGGTGGATCTACCAGCAACATAAAATATCTAGAAACAGCTACTAAAAAGTCTAAGCAACAAATAGATGTAGCCCTTAATGATAAAGAAATAATTACTAGACTCAATAAACTTTCTGAAAAGTTGGTACTATCAGTAGATGTTGATGATAAAGCATTTAGAAAAACAATTGATTCTATAATAAATGCTTCTAACAGTAAAGTAACTGTCCAAGTTTCTGCCGATACTAAATTAGCTGAAAAAGACATAGATACTCTAGTAAAAGATAGAGATATTAAGATAGGTGTAGCTACAACACTTAATAAAAAACTTAAGGAAATAACTACACTACTTGATATTATAGATAAAGCCGCCACCCTAGATGTTACAATAGACACTGCGGATGTTAAAAAAGAACTTAATTCTGTAATTAAGGAAATTTCATCAGGTGCTGCTGAGATAGTAATAGCCCCTAAGTTAGAAAACATTGAACGTTTAATAACTTCTAAATTTCCAGATAACGTTAAATTAGACGTGCTGCTTGATTTAAACGCCGACGAGGCTGCCAAAGCTTTAAGTGGCTATTTTAATAATTATAAACAAGCTATATCTACTTTAAAAAAGAATTTAGAATCATTAAAAGGGGTTCTTACAGAATCTTTAAGTGTTAAAACTGAATCTATAAATAAGACCTTAAGGACGAGTTCTTTTAATAGCCCAGAAGTAAAAAAAGCATCTAGTGAGATTGCCGCCCTGCGATCTTTGATTGATGAGCTCCAAAATACGACTGAGGCCTCAATGGTAAATCAAGCCAAGGCCGGATCTCAAATTGCTGATAATTTAGTAACTAAGGTTAGGGCTATAAAAACAGAAGATTTAAGTAGCAAGTTTGAAGCCTTAGAGCGTAATGTAGCCGAAGTAGCTGCGTCTTTAACTAAATTAGCTGATAGTACTAAACACACTGTGTTGGCTGCACCAACTACAAAAGTTGCTACTAATGTCGGCGCCAAAGCTCCTACCACACCGGCAGCAAATATTAGCAGAATTAAAGCGATCGGTAGTACATCAGAACAAAAAGCTGTTTATGGATCTAAAGTAATAAAACCAGCAGTAGGTGGTTATAGTGCTGATAATATAAAACAGGAGTTCGATAAAGTAGCTACCGCAAAAGATCAGATGGCTGATTCTGTGCAAGGTATTCTTAAAGGTATCTCCGCTTCCAGAGCTTCCCTCGACGTCCATGCTATGGAGAGACAGCTTTCCAGCTCATTAAATGCATTACTAAAAGATATTACTAACACGGTTACTGAGCAATTAGGTAAATCTGATTGGAAGCCTTTAGAAATGCCCGGAGCTCCTGAAAGTAGCAAATATTTTACAAATGTAAGTAATAGCTTAAATCAAACAAACGCTAAAATGTGGACCATGCAGATAGCGGATGTAAAATCTATGCAAAGAGAACTTACAAAAAACAAAAGAACTGCTACGGGTGATCCAAATCAAATAGTTTCTGCCTTTAAAGAGCTGCAGTTAGATAAGTTAATGGCAAATGTAACTCATGGCGGTAGTGCTGATGAAAATGCGGAGTTACTGGCTAGTAAAGTAGCTACGTGGATGAAGTCCGCGTCGAAAGAAAATATAGCTGGTTGGACAACCGTGGCAGATCCTGAAATTAAAAAAGCACTTCTTGATCTTAAAACGGCTTATGAAACATCCAAAGGCACTGTTAATTTAGTTGAAGGTGTAAAAAAAGCTGTTGGTAGTCAATTAGGGCCACTAACACAACTTACTAGACAAACATACGCGGTAGCTGAGGTCAACAGAAGTTTATCTGATGTGGACACTACAAGAAAAGAACATCCAGCCCCTTATATCCGTAATGTGGCACTACCTGCGGCTAGGATGACTCCTTCCGGTACCCCTATTTTGGAAACCGCTCATGGCTCAGAACGTGCTTTATCTAAATTTGCAATGTTTGAAACAGGGCTGGAAAAGCTGTACAGTAAGGCACTACAGGCCGGCACATTAAGCCGCGAAGAAGACTATGCTTCTAAAATACAAACTATTGGTGTTAATCCCCAAACACGCTTAGAACAAAATGCTGTATCAGATTTAGTAACTAAATTGCTAGCTGATATAAGCACTTTTAAACAGGGTGCACCTGCATCAACTGAATATGCACGTGTTATTAAAGAATTCTCCGGCATCAAAGAAGGGTACAAAGCAGCCACTGTTTCCAAAATGGTGCAGAAAAAACGTATAGATCCTGATTTAGACATATTACCTGCATTAACCAACATTACTAATCAGATAGATCAGTTTACCCTTGACCCCAACAAAGATCTTAAAACGCAGATCATGTCTTTTGTTAATATGATGAACACCGCACAAGTGTCAGCATATGATTTTGCAAAGGCCTTAGATAAAGTAGAATTTAAAAACATATATGATATCTATGGTAAGGTCTTAGCAGACCCGCTAAAAAAGTTGGTAGAAAAACCAGCATACCAGAGTGGTGCCAGGGGCTTTGAATCAGCTACAAAACAAGTAGAACAACTGATGCCGCTAATAGAGCCCGGTAAACCACGTCGTGGTTTACAGCAATCTAATGTGGTTAATCTTCTTTCCAGAGGTACACCAGGTTTATATCCTACTGAAAGGGATTATGAATTAAAACCTGAAGAACATAAAAATTATATTAAAGATTTAAACCTACGTTTTAAGGAAATGTACGCTGAAAGGGACATGCTCGCTAAATTGGCGGCAGAATCTCCGGAATCTGGTCCTATTGTTAAACGGTTACAAGAACTGCCTACACAAGGAAGAAAACTATCCTCCTTAGGTATACCCGAGTCTCAGGCTAGTTCCATAGCTTACCTTAAATCTAATAAAGTAAGAGGAGCCGACGAGGATAATAAAGATTACGAAGAAGGGCTATCTTACTTAAAAGCACTTGGTGGAACTAATATAAAGATGTTTGTTGATGACTTAACAAGCATGGCCCCTTTTGGTGAATTTCAACAATTAGGACGTAATATAGCGGGTGTTACTAACGCTATGTCCTCTTCTATTGATGAAATAAACGGCCTTACAGATAAATTTGATGTAGCCCGTGTAAAAGGGATTGGTACTACAACACCAACATTAAGAACAGAGCGTGAAAAATCTTTAATCGAAGGTGGCCGTTACGGTGAGAAAGGTTATGGTTTTAACGTCACTGCTGAATTACGCCACACTGCCGGCACGTTTGAAGATCAAATACTTGTATCTGGTAAACTTGCTGATGCTGTTACCTCTTTAACAAAAACATTAGTTTTACCCGCAGCCGGCGGTAGGATGCTGGGAAAAGAGTTAAGTTCGGGTAAAGGCACAGAGGCGGTATCAGATGTTAAGCCTGGGGTGTTAAAAGATGTAGATTCTCCTGAGGCTATTAATAAAGTATATAGCCAGTTTCAGGATATGTTAGGAGTTAGTAATACCTATAAAGGACGCGCAGACAAAGCTTTTATTACAGAAGTACAAAAAGCCATGGCAACAGTACGTTCTGAGAATGTAGAAGTGCAAGCAGCGAAAGTTGCCGAAGTTTTTATGAATCACTTTGGTAGAAAGTTTACCACACGTTTTGGATCGAAGGGTGTGTCTATGACCTCTACTGACACATCTAAAATGTCAGACATTCTTAAAACTTGGGGTGATAAAAACATAAAAGTACTTACTAGTGAAGAGCAGGTAAACGCTGGTTTAGGTACTGCCAAAATGCCTAAAAGTATGGGGCAGTTAGCAGCTGAATTGTTAGATAGTCAAATAGAAGGGCTTACAGCAGCAGGTGCTTCTCAATCAGAAGTAGAAGGGCTAAAATCACAACTCATAAACTCTGGTAATAAGTTTATGATAGAGTATTTTAAAGATGCTACATCAGGTTTAACTATTCCAGAAGAGGCTTCTGTCCAACAAGATATCTATAATAAAGCCAAGGAGCTATTTAGTTCAATTGGTATAGCCATAACCGATGGTGTTGATGGTATAAATAACCTGAAACAAACATATAGTAGTATGATTAAAGAAGGTGGTTTGTATGAACTAAAACCAATTGATGTTAGAATAAGTTCCTTAGGTGCTGGTAAACGTGGTTTACAGACAGAGGTATTAGAGACCATACTTAATAACGTTGCTAATGTCCAAAAAGCATCAGAAAAAGATGAGGCCTACACAACGTTACGGGATAAGTTCGCCCCCGATATGTATAAAAAATTACTCGGTAGTGGTAAAGAATCCTTATCTACATACAGTTCCGCTTTGGGTTTTAAGGGTACCGACCCAGGAAAGGCAGAGGAAGCTTTAACAAAAATCTTTATGCAACGTGGTAAGAAGTCTGATCAAGCAGCTGTAATGGCAAAACGTGGCGCCGCTCTTGAGGAGATGTCTAATTTTTATACAGAAATTATAGACGAGTTTGGAGAAAAACGTAAGAGTCTTGTCGGTCAAAAATTCTTACAGGTAGTGGAGGAGCCTACCGCTACCGAGGCATGGTCTACCACTGATGTGCGTAAACGTATAAAAGGTGCAAAGCTTAATGTCCCAGCTTATACAGCCTATCTAAATGTTTTTGGTAAAGATTCGGAATTGATGAAGGAAATAAACCAGACACCAATTCAGGGTGCTGGTAGTCAAGCAGAACTTGTAGAACAGCTAAGTGATACCGATAAAAAACATTGGGAATACATAAAGACCCTAATAGCCAATACTAATAAAGACTCTGAGGTTTTAGGAGCTTTAAGAAATAAGTTAGAAAAAGTATCGGTAGATGAATTAAAATCTTTTGACTATTCTACAGGAACACTGGATAAAGGTAAGCGTAGTATGTTGGGAACTGTTATGGATGTTGAGAAATTCAACAAGCCCTTTATGCTACAATTACCATCATCTGATGCTTCTAAAGCCAAACTTGGTCAAAAGCCCACAGCGTTTGAGGACTTCTATGTCCCGTCCCCTGCTGGCCGCGGTGTTTATCCTGAGCCCTTAGTAGCCGGGGAATTTGGTCCCGAAGAGCCTACACGTGTATTACAAAACTTAATAAACTCCGCTAAGGACTACCAAGATTTTGTAACCAACACTGAACAGTACTATATGGCTAAAAATGTAGATTCACGTAAAACAGCGGAAGCAGTTATGAAAGAAGCTGCTGCGGGAATGCTTAAATCTTCTGTGTTGTCCACCACTAGTGACATAAGAGTGAAAGGGGGCAGGCTATCCACCTATGATCCTAAATATGTAAAAGAATTAGAACAAATGTGGATAACATTTAAAAAGAATATAAACGATGATTTGTCCGCATCTATGGATAAGTCCTACGCTAGTTCTATGGAAGGTGTTGTTCAATCCCAAGCTAACTATGCCGAAAAAAGATACAACGCCATACTTAAAGCTCTTAGACATGCCGGCGCCACAGTTTCAGGACAATTGAGCGAAGGTAAAGTACCATTTAAAGTAGATCCAAAAGGTAACTTACTTGAGCAACTAAATACCATTAGTAAAGATTTTTCTGGCGGTAAGGGCATGTTAGAACAAGAGATGAATAATAAACTTGCTGCTGTCCAAAAAGCTAAAATAAATTATTTAGAGACTTTGGCTGAAACTACCTTAGGTAAAAGTGGTTCTGTTGCAGAAACTTTATTTACTAGAAAAATACCAGCTGTCATGGCTAAGGCTGTTTCTGCTACTGTTGATAAGACAAAAGATCTAGAAACATTTGATACACAGATGTCCGCCATCATAGGTGATCTAGAGGGCCTATCACCAGAAATGCAACAAGAGATGGGGATATCAGAAAAAAGTATTAAATCTTTAAAATCACTGCAGGAACAAACACAATCTATAAAAGAAAAACATAGCAAGCGTCTAAAACGTACAAGTGAGTTAGGTCTTCCAGTATTGGGTCAGCATGAGATCGGTGTCCCTGCGGAAATAGCCAGAAAGATACCTGTGTCCTTCACCAAGAAATTTACAAAAGAAGGCGAGGCTGCTCCAGCTACTAAGGTAGAAGGTACTCTATTAGACATGCTGCGTTACACCCAAGATCTGCAGGGTAAAGGGAGCACAGCGGAAGAAAAAGCCACTATAAAAAAATACATAGAAGAAGAGCTAGCTCCTTATATAGAGAGCCTTCGTTATCCTTTTACAGGTACATCTTCAATACAGCCCTATAAAGCTAGACTACTAGATGAAGGTAAAGGAGGTATGGCTAGTAATGTATTGGCTGTTCCTGGTATGCCCAATCTACCGATGGATGCTTTATCTGGCGTTATTCAAAGAATGACTAAACAGCGGGAAGATCTATCCACCAAACGTGCCGGTGAGTTAAGTAAAGGCGCCGCAGCCTCACCAGAGAAGCTAGAAAAATTAACAGATTTAATTGATAAGCTTAATGCCGCTATATCCAATTTATTACCTAAGTATATAGCACATCAACAAAAACTAGATTTTGACGGTGACGCCATAGAAATTCACTCTGCTATTAATGTTAAAGCCAGAGGGGATATTAAAAAACATTATGATACCTTAACTCAGGATTTATCTGATACAGCATCAGTATTTAGAGATCAGTTTACTTATGGCGCGGTGCAGCCCCCAGCATCGGAATATACCTTAGCAGAGATGGGAGAGTCTTTTGCTAAAAAATTTCCAACAGAAAAAGGTTTCAGTTTTATGCAGAAACCTTTTGCTACGGAAGATATGGGTTTCTTATCTTTATCCGAACAGATGCAGGCTTTAGCCGGAGATTCCAAGGATTTAAATAAAGTACTTGAACAAATAAGCAACTTACTCGATAAAACAGATGCTGACAAGTTAGAAGCGGCCGTGACTAACATAAAAGATCTTAGTAACGCGGACGAATTAAAAAATAACGCAGATAAAGTTGCGGCAGTAATAGAGACCTTAGATGATAAATTTAAAAAATCATTTAAATTTCAAACAGGTGCCTCTTTGGCAAATGAGAGAACTAAGTCAGCTGTGGCCGCGCAGTTATTTAAAATTCATACAGGCCCTGAAACAGAGGCTTTTACACGCTTAAGTCTTTCTTACAATAAAGATGTATCTGGGGAATCCAGCTTAATAGGTGCTAAGGGCGATCAGAAATTCTCTAGGGACGAACAAGCTAGAATGAATGAGCTAACCCGATTTAGCTTACAGAAAGGTATGGACGTTAAACATGCCGGCGCCGCTTCTGTGTCCTCGGATATAACCAGAGATATAATGGAACCTGGTGGCGGAGAAAAAGTATATAAAAACATTTTAAATAATAAAGACTACGAAGATCTTAAAGATTTTGTTAAGGCAGATGCTCAAGCTATAACAGATAGAATACATAGCATGTTGTCCAAAGGGATGGCGGATGATGTTAAAAGTATGGCAACCGCTTATGGTGTAACTGCTGACTTATCTGATATAGATAAATTTACTGCTGAGATGGTAGACAAGATGGGTTTTAGAGGCTTTCTAACGCGTTTAGAGCAGTCTATTATAAATTCGGCTCTGGATACATTACAGAAACAAATAGCCGCTAATAAGGGCCAAGGAATGTCTCCTGACACCCTTAAAGCGGCAGCCAAAGAAGAATATGCCAGAAGATTAAAAGAATCAAGTCCATCTGCGGTAGCTTCAAGCCTAATAACTAGTAAAGAAGCACCATTATATAAATTTAGAACCGCCGGCGCTAGTACAGAAAGCCAAATGGGTGCTTATATCAGTAAGCATGGTAAAGGCGCGTTAGATTTAGATGTGGGTATATCTAAATTACAGCCAGGTGCTTATGGTAAAAAAGAAGAAGCTAGATACTCGTCTAGTATGGCAAAGGCAGTAGCTACCGCATCTAATTTGGAAGATGAGCTTAATCAGTTATATGAGGTATCTGGTTCTGGTGCTTACGGTGAATTGGTAAAGACTTCTGCCGATAGATTAAAAAATTCACAGAAAGACGTGCAAGCTGTAACTGCAGCTATTGCTAATTACGAACCTCTGGATATTAAATCAATACAAGATAGTATTGGTAAGCTTACTGAATTAACCACGGGTGACTTAGCCACAATGTCTCCAATACATACGCAAGTATTTAAAGATAGATCCTCAGCTAAGGATTTAATGCGTATGCGTGATGTTGTAGACTATTATACTACATTAGCGGGGCTGCCAGTAGTAGAGCCGTCAGTGTTACAAGAAATAGAGCTACTAGGTAAAAGCGAACTTAGTAAGATAGCTGAAACTAAATTTAAAGATCAAGGCTTAACTCCCGAAGAACTACAAACCAAAGTAGATGAGTATGTAGACGTATTTTCAGAAAAAATGAAGGCCTTATATTCACTAGATAGAGCTTTAAAAGTATTTAAAACTTCTAGTGCCTCTGGTATGGACGTGGCTACTATGTTACCCCCTGTCTCCTCAGGTAAAGTTAGGGGAACAACATATCGTTCCGCCGCAGGTATAGAGGCGGCTAAAGTATCTTCTCCTATAATGGAGGCCGGTATTTACGGGTCTGCAGGAGGGCCCCCGCCCCCGGCTACCCCTGGTATAACAACACCGGGTGCTGGTGTTCCAGGGGGACCATTTACTTTTACTGGCGGTGCTTTAAATGTTCATCTACAAAGCATTGCTGCTGGTATAGGTTTATTTGTAGGAGACACCCCACAAGCTAAAACTCAGACAACTACTGAGCCTGCTATCGATGTAGAACAGCTTAAAAAATGGTCTGCCCAAATAACAGGTGGCCACAATGAGCTTAGCGGTGCAACATATGCAACAATATATAGAGCCAGTGCTTTAGCCGGCGGCGGTTCCTATAAGAGTGGGTTTAAAAAAGAAGACTTCTCTGAAAAAGAATTAAATAGTCGTCAGATAGCTGCCATAGTGTCAGCAATGCGTGGAGAAAGTGACAACATTCCTAATGACTTCTTAGAAGCCTCTGCTCTTGTTGGTCAAGCCATACATGCTAAAATACAAAAAGATATAATATCTATGGACCCCACAGCTGCCATAGAACAATTTGTGGCTTTAACCACAAAGTCTGGCCCTATAACCGGGCATATAGATGTTGTAATGAAAGATGAAACTACTGGTGAAAAATATCCTATGGATATAAAGACAGTAGGTGAGGGGGTTAAAAAAGCTATTGGAGAAGCCATACAAACTTCCGGTACATCTGATTTCCCAGAAGTTTACGCCAAACTCATTGAGAAAGGGGACAAACCCAGTCTAGCGGCCGCATATAAATTACTGGATGTGGCATCACAGTTAAATGTTTATATGACAGCCATTGGTGCAACTAAAGGCGAGGCTAAGTATTATAGTAGCACGGGTAAGGGTGAAGATACCCCTGAAGTTGTGAAATTTAAACAAGACCCAGCCTTATTAGCTAAAGATGTGGATGCCGTAGCTAAAGCTAGAAGGTTTGCTGGTAAATTTAGAACCACAGGTAGTTTAGAGGAACAAACGGAGGCCGCAAAGAAGGCTAGTCCTTTAAATATAAGTGCTTCTGATTTAAAGAGAATGTTAGATGAGTCTTCAAAACATTTTGAATCTGTTAAAACTGCGGGCGGCGGTAGACAAAGGGCTGCTTCTTACAGACCGATGACACCTAAAGAGAGTGAAGAGAAAATTAAGGGTTTTAAACTTGACGAAACCGATTCAATTAGTGATATAGACAAATTATATAGCCCTAAAATAGCCGCTGGTAAGGATGTATGGGCCGATTTAGAGAACTTCACCACATTCCATACAGCCGCCAAAGAATTCCAACGGCAAGTTCGTAACATCAACTATGAAGAAGAGCTTAATAGTCTCGAAAAAGTAAGTAAAGATTTATCCGACATAATTAGAGGCACAGGTAAAACTGGCCCAGATATGGATAGATTTAGAAAAGCAACAGATAAATTTAAACAGCTAGCCACTGATCAAGGTGGACCTGAAGGTGAACGTAGAGCAGGAGCGCAATTAAATAAAGCTTGGAAATTGTATAGAATGGCGGAAGGAGATTACTACTTATCTCAAGCCAAGGAGGCAAAAAGGGCCTACGAAGCGGCTAGCTCCTCAAAAGATTTTGAGGCGGAAACCGCAAGTTATGGTAAGGCACAATCCGCTATATCAAGAATGCGAAAGTTTGTTAGTAGGGTAGCTGGTTCTAGAACAGACATTTACACAGAAGATAAAAAATTTGTAATGCCGGAAATGGCACGTAGACTAAATGTTTATCAAACACCAGGTGAGTTGGCTACTAAGGCTACAACACCATTAGGTGATGATAAACAACTACAATCAATGTTTGAAAATATAGTAAGTGATTTACAAAAAGACAGTGTGATGACCCCTGCTGTTGAAAAAGCACGTACAGCTGTATCTACAATTACTGGTTCCAATGTTAAAAGAGAAATGATAGACATGATGCAAAATGCCGAGATGCTAACTAGGATGGGCTCTGATGTTATGCATGCTTGGGATTTTGATCTTTTGGCTGAAAAATTAAGTAGGCTCCGCGCTTCTCTTGAACGTTACATGAAGTATAATCTAACGGACGATTTTGGAGCAGCTCAAAAGAAGAATTTAGAGACTGTCATAAAGTATTTAAAATCCGTAGAGAACTCATACACCATGATTAACCAGTCTGCCAATAAAGACTGGGGTGAGGCAGGCACAGTGCCAGTTCCAAAATGGTTAGCGCCGAAAGAGCAACTGGCTATGCACACAAGTAATGTAGAAAAAGTAAAAGAGTATTTTGAGAAGCCTCAAGAATCTGGTGGTGCACGTGTAGGTGAGGTTAGATCTTATCCTATCAAAGTTCTGGATCAGACTGGGCAGGTTGTTCGTAATGTTGTGGTGGACTTTGCTAAGTATGGTAAATCACTAAGTGACATAACAATAAAAGAAAGAGATTTAGCCTCCGCTATGCAAGGATCTAATAGCGGATTTAGAGGTGCAATAGGGCGTGCTGTTAAATGGGGTGCTGCTTCTACCGTAGTGTACGGAGGTTTTGCGCAACTCAAACAAGCTATTAGTACCTTAGCTGAAATAGAGTATAGTTTAGCCACACTTAAAATGATGTTAAATCCTCTGTCTTCTGATATAAATGGTTTATCAGCGGCCGCGGTTACCTTCGCCAAACAATATGGTGTTGGTATAACAGATGTATTACAATCTATGAATGTTTTTGCACAGCAAGGTTTAACACAAGCAGAAATAATAGATAGAACTAAGGTATCTACCTTAGCTGCTAATGTTACTACATTAAAAGCATCAGAAGCTACTGAAGCTTTAACATCAGCCATGAAAATTTACCAAGAAGAAGGTAATAGTGCTATGCGCTTTTTAGATGCTTGGAGTGAGGTTGAAGCCAAGAGCGCTATTACTGCTGGTGACTTAGCCAATGCTATTCAAAAGTCCGCCTCGGCAGCCAAAATTGCTGGTGTTACTTTTGATCAATTAAATGGTATTGTTGCCGCTATCGGTTCAACTACAAGACAATCAGGTAAAGAAGTAGGTACTTCTCTTAGATTTATTTTACGTAGACTTTCTGCCGAAAAAGGGCCAGAGCAGCTGGGTAAATTAGGTATTCCTGTCATGGAATCTACTGGACAGTTAAGATCTGGTTTTAGTGTTTTAGATGATCTAAGCAAAAAATGGAAAGACCTTAGTAACGCCCAAAAATTGGCTACCTCCCAAGCACTTGGTGGTACCAGACAATATAACTCTCTCATAGCTTTAATGGATAACTGGGATCAAGCTTTACGTGCCACCAAAGAGAGTATGAATTCCAAAGGCTCCGCAGAAAGACGTAATGCTGAATTAATGGGTACTTATAGAAAACAGCTCGAACAAACCAAAGTTGCTTTAGTAGAACTACAGATGTCTATTGGTAAAGTAGCTTTGCCGGCATTTAAAATAGGTTTAAGTGGAGTTAAAACATTTTTTGAAACACTGTCTGCTATACCTGATCCTATCAAAGCGGCCGGCGCTGCTTTTGTGGCCTTACTGACCTATATGACTAAGGGACAGCAACTAGCCGAATCCTTAGGTGACATGCTTGCTGGAGGTAAGGACTTTTTAGGTATATCTGGGGCCGGAGAACAATTTACTAAAGAATTAGCCAAAACTAAATATGAACTATTTGGTTTAGGCGGTGGTAAATTAGCCACTGCCGGTCTTAAAACATTAGGTAAATTTACTACTACGGATGCTAGTGGCGGAAAGACTGACGTAACCAGAGGGACTAAATTATCAGATTTTCATTCCTCTTTTGGCAGGTTGTCCTTTAAACTACAAGAAGTAGGTAAAGTATTTAATAGTTTTGTTGCTGATAGTGTTTCTACCACAGGTAAAGGAATAGCCTCATTCGGGGCTGCCGGAAAAACAGTAGGGACTAAACTTAGTAGTACCGCTGGTATAGGGGAGACTATTGAAACTATTAGAAAACGTAATAGTATGACCAAAGAAGACATAGAAAAAACAGTTAAAGAGCTGGGTATACATCAAGCACTAAAGAAATTAGTTTCTGGTGGTTTGGCCATGGGCGCCGAAGTAGCTGGTATGGGTTCCTATTTAGGAGGTATGGCTGTAAAAGGTTTTGGTGATTCACTCGGTGATATAGGCAAAAAGTTAACTGAAAATTTAGCTACGGACGATACTTCCTTTATAGCCGCGGTTGCCCCATTACTAACCACAATAGCAGCATTAGTACCGGCAATAAAAGTACTAGGGGATCAATATGGTAGGATGACTCAATCTGCACAAGATTACGCAAATGCTATGTATAGTATGCGTAGTATTCAAGAAGATAATCTTACTAATATTAAAAATATGGCGGCTTCCTATGATGTTTTACAAAGCAAAATAGAGGATTTAAATAAATTAAATGATCCCGCCACCAAAGAACGTAGAAAATCTTTAAACACTTATGAAGCTCCTATAATTACATTAGGTAGAGCACAAGAAGATGTAATAAGTTTAGCAAATCAATTAGCAGAATCTAATAGTAACCTGGTGTTAGGTTATGATAAAGTAGGCAATGCGGTGCTTAAAGCCAGCACTAATTTTGACGAGTATTTTAAAGTACTGGATAAATCCAGAACTAAACAACTGGCGGAATCGGAAGTAGACGTGGCTTCCAAATTTATAGAGGATTTAACCAAAACAGGTGGGTCTGAAAACACTAAAAAAATGATTAAAGATATAGCGAGTGAGGTGCCTATTATAGGAGAAATGCTTGCTAAGGGTATTAAAGTGGCCCCCGCCAAAGCTATTGCTGAAGTAACCGCACAGTTAAACAATTTGCTATCAATAAAAGCAAAATCGCCTATGTCTTCTGCTGTGGATAAAGATATTAAAAAATATCAAGAGACATTAAAGGCGCTTAGAAATGATTACGCGGCTACTTATAAGGAATTTAGTAATGTATTAGGCAACATTAATACTAAGGGATTAGATCCAAATGAGATTGCTAAAATATTTGCTGACCCCAGATTAAAAGAAGGGTATGATGTTATACTTAACATGGAACCCAGACTAAATATAGCCGGCCTTAAAGGTAAAATTAATTGGCAGGATGTTTTAGGGCAAACTGTTATGCAGCGTGCCCTGCCCTCTGCTAAATCATTAGATTTTACAAAAGAATTAACTAAGGGTAAATTAGAGTCCGCAGGTCTTTTTGAACGCCAAGGTAAAGTGCTTAATAACGATATAGTACTATTTATGGATGACGTGGCTGCAAAGTATAATATGGCGGGCAAACAAGCAATAGTTAAACTCAAAGAAACCTCGGATGGTGTATTTGAGTGGGTTGCACAATACTTTAATACAAAAACACTAAAAGTGGAAGAGCGTGCTTTTGATAAAGACATGCAGCAATTAGTTGAAAACATCTTTCCTGCCAATCATATACAAGATGAGATCACAGACAAAATAGAGATACTTAATGAATTTGTAGCCGGCGCCGGCGCGGGTATTAGGGCCATATCTGCAAAAGATTTCAAAAAGGAATTTGATTTAGGGGAGCGCTTTTTTAGTGACATAGCAACAACCACTCTGCTACAATCTGGTAAAGGGTTTACTCCTACCGCTTCTACAGGCAAAGGTTTTGGTGAATCTCCATTCCAAAAATCATGGAAAAAAGATTTTGAAGAGTATTACGCTAAACCTATGATTAAATTTAGAAGTTACATGGAGGACTTAGATAAATTAAAAGTAGAAGGTTTGGATGAAGGCAGTGTTACCATAGCTAATGACTTATATAAAGAGTTAGAAAACCTAACTACTATATTAAAAAATAATCAAGTGGTAATGCAATATAGAGCTGTATTGGCCGATTTAACTAAAACATTTGAATCTGGCAAAAGAGCAATTGAAGAAAACATAGCTGTTGAACGTAGCCGTCAAGAAGTATTTAAAGGCACCACAGGTTATTTAAAAGGTATATCTGAGGGATTAGACACTTTTGATACGGGCGGGCCTAAGTATAAAGACCTGACTGTTCAACAACGTACTTTAATAGGCTCAGAGGATTACAGAAACTTAGCCGCTCAACTAAAAGAATTAGATATACAAAAACAAGGTGCGTCAGAGGGCATGTACTCCTCCGATAAAGCTCTTGTGGCACTTGATAGCATAGCTGCTGTATCAAAAGGCTTTGGTTCTGTGCTAACTAAGGACGAAATGCAAAACTTTACTGAAACTGTTGCTAGAACAGGTGACACAGGGTACGCTGAATTAAAAATAGAAACCTCTAGGGTAGCTACTAATACTGCGGATACTGTTACTAAGCTTGAAGACATTTTAATGGCTTTAGGTAGTCCAGGGGAACTTGATAAACAGTTAGAAAAATATATGTCTGCTAGTTCACCACAAGATTTACTAACTGGACTAGAGCGTGTAGCTGAAATGCGCGATAGAGCGTCAGCCACCGGCAATTCCGATATGGTGATAGAAGCCAATAAAGTTCTAGATGTTATGACTAAAAATTTAACATCTCAATTAGGGGTAGATAGAACACTTAAAGAAATAGGTAGCCAGAATGTTTTTGGTGCTAAAAACTACACAGCAACAGAAGCTTCTCAACGAATGTTTTCTGGTCTAGATTTCCGTGATTTTGTAACACAAATGAAGGATGTCGTACCAGAAGAAAGTAAGTGGTTTGGTTTAAAAACTGTTCCAAACAAACCAACGTTCACTGCAGATGTGGAAGCCATAAATAAATTACAAACAGCAAATCAACAAACACAGTTTATTGATGATAAAACTGTAATGAAAGCCACTGCCGCAGCCAGTGTTGCTTCCGCTTTTCAAAAAGCTGGCGAAAACGCAACAGTTAAGAAATTAGATGAACAGCTTCAAGTATTAAGGGCACAACTCGCGGCAGAAGAAGCCAAGCCCGCTGTTAATCAAAATAAAGGGTTAATAGAAGACCTAAAAACACAAGAAAAAACACTTACTACATCCAGAGAAGATACCGCAGCAAAAGCTACTTTATATGGCGCTGTTACTACTATGACTGCGTCAAAAACAGCAATTATGGAATTTGCTAAAAGTCTTGGCTTTGCGGACGACACTATAAAGAAACTAGGTGCAGGTACCGTAGCCACTTATGCTGCTTTATTAGTTTTTAGTAAACTATTGGGAACAGATCTTTCAGAGGCCACTAAAAATTATGGTAAAGTGTTAAAAGATGTAGCCACTGGTGTAGCAAACACTGGTGAGGCACCCTCTTTATCCCAGGCCATAAAACTTAAACGGGCTGAAAAAAACTTTTATGAAGACTATGAAAAAAATAAAACACAGTACGGTTTCGCTGATGGCGGCAGAGTGTTTGGTGAAGGTACTCCTACTTCTGATAGTATTAATGCAAAATTAAGTAAAGACGAGTATGTACTAGATGCTGCAACTGCTAGACGCGCTGGTTATGCCAGATTGGATAAATTCAGTAAAACACATAATCCAGAAGATTTAACAGGTTTTGCTACTGGTGGTGCCGTTAAAAACAGTTTGATAGAAAGCAAAGACGAACTTAAAAACAAAGCCGATTTATTACGTAAAGTTAATGATATACTTAAAGATTACCCTGAGTTATCTGATGTACTTAAAGGGTCCGAGGAAATGGCTTTGGATGTATTAAAGGAAAAATATCCTGAGGTACATAAAGCTGTAACTACTTTGTCTAAAATTAAAGTAGGCAAGGGTGAAGAGGCCACTTTAAATTTACCAGATGATTTAAAAAAATTATTAGATGCTGTTAATTTTAAAATGGCTACTGGCGGTCCAATAGCGGGCGAAGGTACTGGTACATCAGACGATATATTAGCTAGGGTGAGTAACGGTGAATATATAATCAAGGCCGACTCTGCCAAACATTTGGGTCAAAGTAAGCTAGACTACATTAATGAATATGGCAAATTACCAACTTTCGCCACAGGCGGTGCTGTTGCTGGCCCAATAACAGACCCAGACATTAATAGACCTGCACAAGTACTAGCCACAGCAGCTGCGGCTACTATGGCAGGTTATCTAGCCGAAAGTAATGAAAAACTTACTGAGATAGCAACAGCTTCTAAAAAATCTGCCGCTGAGTCCACCCTTATAGCGGATTTGATACAGAAAAACACATCATCAGCACAAAAAATATTTAATACCCTTAATGAGCAGGCTATTAAAAATGCTACAACCGATAAAATACTTCAAGGAACAGAAGTAAAATCCAAAGTATTGGATGTTGATGCTGAAAAGAAAAAAGTGGAACAAGCCATAAAAGATATGAAAGAAGTCTATAAACAGCAGGCGCAAGTCATAAACAAACAGGCCGCTGATATGCAAGAACAGATGCTTAAACTTGAAATGGCTGAAGAATTAGAAAAGGAATTAAATGATATGGCTGCCGCTATATCCAATGTAGAAATAACAGCAAATGCTAAAAATAGGTTTAGTAAATTAGTGGAAGAGTCCATGACTTACGGTGTAAAAAGTTTTGTTAGGCCATCTTTTTGGTCCAGTAATTTCGCTGTACCTCAACCTGGTGGTTTATTAGGAGGTAAGTATAATCCACCCCAAGTTGACTTAGGTGTTAGAAGTACACGGGATATGACAACAGAACAATATCTGCTATTTAAAGATAAGGAGCTGGTATCAAAAGCTAAAAATCTTTCAGAGGTAGGTAAAAACTTTTTTACTAATCTAGGAAGACTTTTCACTGATCTAGATTTTTTTGCTAAGGACCTTAATTTTGAATCAGTGGCCACCTTTATAAATAGTTTGGCTTCTATACAAGATCCTAGAAAAGGTGTTAAACTTGAAAAAGTATTTACAATAAATAAATACCAAAAGGCAGAAACTTCTTTTAAAGCATTAGAAAAGGCCCAAAGTAAAACAGATCTTATGCAGTCTAAGCTTACTGAACTCTATATTGAAAAACAAGAATTAGACGCTTTGGATAAAACAGTAGGGTTAAGTAGTAAAGAAAAGAAGCGGTTTAAAAATGTGGATATTTTAATAGACGAGTACGAACATGCTATAAAAGGACAAGTTTCTAAAATAAAGAATATAAAAATAGATTTAGAGCCTGTAATAATTGAAGGGACCTTTAAGAAGGCTAGATCTGAACGGGCTAATACCGAATTAGTTGAAGATTTTTCTAGTATCACTAGATCAATTTCTCAATCTAAAACATCAATGACTGCTGCCATGAATCCTGAATTATCTGGTTTTAGAGGTGATTTGCAATTTAAACGTAAAGACGCCGAATTAAGTGATCAAGAATACTTTTTTAAATCATCACAAGGAACTACAAAAAACACGATAGATCAACTAAAATCGGCACAAGCTCTAACAGAAAATGTAAGTAAAAAAATAGCAGATAGAGAGCAATTAATAACAGATATCAGATTAAAGCTGTTAGATGCCGGCGATAAAGAGACCAATCAAACTAAGGCATATAAAGATGAAATATTAAAATTAAGTGATGAGACGTCTGATTTAACAGAAGACTTCGAAACCCTTAAAAATAGTATGGAATCCTTAGGCAGTATAACGCAAACCGTGTTTGATACAGGTAAAAGTCTACGCGTATTTAATGAAAGTTTTAAATCTTTAAGCGTACAGGGTTTTAGTGCCGGATTAGAAGGTACTAGAAATCTTAAATTGGCCATGGATTCCCTGGTTGGTGCTAGCGGTCCTTTTGCTAAAAGAATGGTCACACCTACACAGCAAATAGATGCTTTAATGGGTGGTGGTATATCTTTAAGCAAATTTGCTGATGAATTTGAAATAAGAACAGCTGATTTATATACACAACTATTTTCTGGCAATCTTAAAGGTAATGATCTTCAGAAAGTTATTGACCAAATAACCCATATGCCACAGGAAAAGGCTAGGGTACGTGAAGAACAAGATTTGGTTAAGCAATTTCAAGGTTTAGACACTATGGTTAATGCCATAAATTCCATGGAAGATACTTTAATTGAAAGAATATCATTTGGTAATGAAGATGCCGGCACAAAAGCTTACTATGCTGGGTCTTTAAAACAATTAGAGGAACTTAAAAATTCTCAAGCGACCTTCATAAAATCAGAAACTACTATTGGAGCAGTAAAAGAAAAAGCCAAAGCCCAGTATGGGGAAGGAACCATAGAATACCAGAGATACATGTCTCAATTTGGTGGTATGGCTGAAAGCACCAGAGCGGTGGCAATAACACCAGAAGTAAAAGAGGGCTTTGCAAGAATACAACATGACCTTGAAAAAACTCTAATGAACTCTGATCCTGTGGTTAAAGAATTGATTAACATACAAAAGATCTTAGAAACATTAGCTGAAAAACTAGGCGTTCCCTCCTCGGAGTTAAGACAGCTATTTAAAACTCCTGGAGAAACAGATAAACTACTTCCAACCCTAGAAACAGCAAAATTTCAATCGCCTGTACAAAAATATGTAAGTGAAGTGGAACAAAATTCTATGGCTGGTTTAGTGGCCGCTAACAAAGCCTTGGATGCTCTTTCTGTGCCTACGGGGAATTTGGTTATAGAATTAGGTAGGGTTATACCAAAGTTTGTAGAATATAACAATGCATTAGGCAATGCTATTGTTAATTTAACCAGCAGGGCAGTAGGTGCTGCCATTAAGGATATTAATATAGTTCCTCCTGGTGTAGCGCAAGAAAAAGCTGTTAAAGAAAAAGCTACATTTATTGGTACAAAAATGGCTGAGCAACAAGGTTTTGATGTTAACGATCCAATAATAAAAGCAATGATAAACCAATTTGCAGCTGGACAGGCCATGTTTATTAGTGAACAAGAACGTCAAAATGCGCGTAATAAACCATCTGTTTTTACAGATACCCCAACTAAGGATTTTGTTTCAAAAGGTACTTTAAGTTTAGGTGCATCTGCTCTGGCTGCTATGGGACCTGATATAGCCCTGCTTGCTGAATTTTTTATGGGGCCCCAGGCTGCAACACTTTTGACTGCGGCCCCATTAGCAGTTGGTGCTGGGGTAGAAGGGTACAATTTTGCTGCCCCAAAAGCAGACTACCTCATGTCTTTAAAAGAAACCAATGACCTACTAACTAAGGCAGAGAAGGATGCTGCATCACGTGGTGATTTATTTGAAAAACCCTCGCTGAATTTGCCTGATTTGGAGAACCTACACTTAGCGGATGACGCTTATTTTAAAGCACAAATAGAGGCACTTTATAATAATACAACTCAACTACAAGAGTTAAATAAAGCTTTAAAGGATAAACCGACAGAGACTACTGCTGTCGATGCTGCTACACCTCTTGTTAAGGCTCGCGGGGGTTACATTACAGGTCCTGGTGGTCCAAGAGAGGATAAAGTTCCGGCTATGCTTAGTCCAGGAGAATACGTAATACGCGCCCATGCGGCCCAGAAACTTGGTTATGATACCCTGGACTATATAAATAAAAAAGGTATTATGCCAGGCCTGGCTGACGGCGGCAACGTGTTTTCTGCGTCCGGCGCACAGGACATCCTTACCAAGCGCAGAAAACAACTAGAAGCCATCATGAAGGAAAATAACCTGGCTGACGGCGGCAACGTGTTTTCTGCGTCCGGCGCACAGGACATCCTTACCAAGCGCAGAAAACAACTAGAAGCCATCATGAAGGAAAATAACCTGGCTGACGGCGGTAGTATACCCATGTTTACAGAGAAGGAGGTATTAACTCTGGCTAAAGCAAGGGCCTCAGTTTTAAATGAAGAGGAACAATTAAGAAAAGGAGTTAAAACTGAAGACTTATTAGGAGCTACTACTTCAAGAGTGTCTTCTGAAGAACAACAACTTATGACTCAAATGGCAGAAAGAAAAACTACTTTTGGTGAATCTTACAATGCAGGAAGAGTGGGCGCCGCCGAAGAGTATTTTACTGCCACGCGAGATATAAAGGAAAACGTTAGACGTTTAGCAGCAAATGATGTGGGCACCGAAAAACAAACAAATACTATGACTTTTACACCTAACTACTTATATAAAGGTGCTAAGATGTCAAGTATGACCGCAGCAGCAGGCCCAGCTTATCCAGAAGTAGAGCAACTTAGAAATTATCTTGAAGATCCAACTATCATGCGTAATGCCTTATCCCATGGTATTGATAAAGAGACAGGTAAGCCTAATGCTGGCTATCTTCCGGAAGAATATGTATGGCAAGCTAGACAGTCATTAAATAAATTTGATAAATTAGTTACATCTGGTAATACATTACAAAACAGTCCGGCGCTCCGGGCGTTAAGACACGTACTTGCTGATGTAGAGGATCGTATAGCCTTAACCTCCAATATAGGAAGGGTTATAGGACTTAGGGATACTGGTAAATTAGATGCAATGTTGCCTATGGGCGGTGCTAAAATTAGTGAAACTGATGAGGGCACATTTTGGAATTATGCCGGTAATTTGGCAGCCAAACAAAACATGCCAAAAGAGTTGGAGGGTTTATTAACAACAAATGAATTTAGAGCTCTGGCCGTTAAGAGTATTAGTGAAGGTGACAGCGCACGTGTTAAAACTATTATTGAGGACTATTTAAAGACACGTAATTTAGATGAAAATAGTAATCTTTTAAGCGACGCTTTTAAAGGTAATAAGCAACTTGAAGGTGGAAGATTCATGCCTATTATGCATGACGGCGGCGTAACGAGATCTACCGGTCCTCATTATTTAGAGAAAGGTGAGGTAGTATTGCCAAGACGCTTTGCTGATGGCGGCCTTGTTAATAGTGAACTTACTACCAATACAATTACTAATGCCCAACAAAAAAGTATTACACTTACTTGGGATGAAAGTAAAAAATTACAGGTAGAAGATAGAGTATTACGTGTAGAGGACAAAGAGTTAAAGTTGGCTGATATAGCTCCCTTAAAAGTAGAGGATAAAGTATTTGATGTTAAATTGGACGATAACGGTATTACTGATAAACTAACTTCTGTAATAAGTAGTATACCAGATAAGATATCTTTGGATTCTTCAAACGTTAAACTAGATACATCTAATCTAGAAACTATGTTTAAGAACCTGGCGGACTCCATAAATAATACTAAATCCGTAGGTGCTGATAGTACAATTTTAGATACCGCATTAGAAAGTATAGCTTTTGTTAAAGAGCAAACTGATGAACAAATACACATAATAGATTCTAAGTTAACTAATTTACAGGAATCTTTTGGAAAGGATGTACAGGCTGAGATAAATGTACGAATTGCGGAAGTTAAAAAAGATATTTTGAATAATAATTCAAAATTAATTGACTCTTATATAAATAGGCAAAGGACCGACATTAGTAAATTAAAGTTTGAACTAACATCTATTGATGGGCAATTAAAACGTTTAATGACACTAGTGTATGCTAATAGGAATATAGGCTAAATACATGGCACTTACTGAATATAGAATACCTAATGATGTACATCAAAAGGCCGATGGTACTTGGACCAATTACCATATAATTAATGGTTTGCCAGTAAATTATGCTGATTTAGATCAAGAGCTTTCTGATTTAATGTCACAACAAAGTACTGGCCCCTTAGTTAGTACTATCCTTAATACTTTTGGTATACCATCAGATTTATCTGCTTTGGGTATTGATCCTAGTGGGGAACTCCTTGGTGTGGACATCAAAGATGTTGATACAATGTCTGCCATAAAAATGTCATTAATAGAACCCTTTGCTAAGGGATTATATAACAACCCATTAGAGATTGTAGTTACTCCTGAAGGTAATGTTAGTATAATAGAAATAGGTTCTATGTCTGGTGGTATAACTGATGTATACACAAGTGTAGTATCCACCACATTTGATGTTCCTGAGATAAGTGTTAAAGTCACAGGTAAAAAACCCAGATCAAAAAGAGAAGTACGCGACTGGGTAAATTTACTCTATAATGTACAAGAAGTTAATTCCGAAGAAGGTATGTCAATAGAAGAGTCGGAATACAGCCTAGCTCAGGCTTTGATTTGGGACACTAGTCAAATATCTAGTGATTGCCCGCTAGTCACATACAAAAGACACGCAGTGGTAACATTTAAAGATCCTAATTTAAATGCTTGGGCAGTTAATGATGGTGTTGAAAGTATATATGAAGTACAATCTGTTTGGGAAAAAGTAGTCGGTTGGTTATGGTATTTAGACCCAGGACCAAAAGTTGATAGACTTACAAAAGTATCGGTCAAACAACAATCCTCAGTGCCATACCTACTTGCAGGTCCCAAAGGAATTATTAGTGCTAAGGCTGTACCAATAAATAATAATTCGGTTAATATCGGCGTATTAAAAAAACGTGATGTGTGGATTGGACTTCAACCACAATCTACACCAGAAAATGGATGCTATGAAGGATTAAGCTACGAAATAAGTTGCGATGGTACAGAAACTATACCTATAAGCTTACCAAATAGTTTAAGATACACGACTGTTAGGAATGTGCAGACAGATAATTTAATTAGAGTTTCTAAAATATTTGTAGTCGGGCAAGAGCTGTCCATGTGCAAATCATTCCCTAAAAATGACGAAGTTGTGGCTAATTTTTTAAAATCCCAAAGTAATGAAGAAAAATTAGAGTTACTAAAACAAACTGAGGTTTTTGTAATAGCTAATGATTTAACTCCAAAAGCTTACGTATTAGAAGAAGGAGTAGATTATGGTATTGGCTATAATATCGACACAGGTCAATTATGTATTCAGGTAATCAATAATGCACACGCCTATGACTGGGGTACGTATGGAACAGATGTTTCCTTTAAGCTGCACCCTAACTGTATTTTAGCTAATGAACCAAACTCTGATCCTGGTGTAGGTAAAGGCACTTTAATACCAAAAGAAGGTGCTGGTTATTTAGTACAACAACTTTGGGCACAGATTGATTTAAATATACCTTCTGTGGAGATATATGATCCTCACGGCCGCGCACTGGAAATAGCACAAGATTTACGTTTAGAAATAGCACCAATTGTTGTTATAGATGATCCAGCCCCAATAGCCATTAATGGTGAGCTAGTAGATCAAGCATCTGCCATAGTAGATTCAGACCCAACTACTGTACAGGCATTACAAGACAGTGATTATGAAATAAAAATGCGAGCATTAAATGGGACACAAATATTTGAAACAAATATGGCTACTTTATCAGAACAAGAAACAATTAATTTTTCTTATAGATTAAAGGAAATACTAAATAGAGATAAGACATTAGAGATAAGTTATGTTTGTGGTCCTAACTGTAACCCACAATTAGGTGGTACTGGGCTACAAGGGGGTGTAATTAATAATATAACCTATTCCTATACAGATATGGGTTCTTACACAATATCCGTAACAGAAGGCCCTTATATACCCAACACCGGTTTGATATCTGGGGTAACCGGTGGACAATACACAAAACAAGTTGAGTCTATTACAGAAAATGGTATAGTAATACAAGATGAAGGTAACTGCCTTAGATATAAAGTTTTAGTAGCTGGGATAGGCATTGTAACGGCTTACAGCGCTATATCAGATATCATAAGAGTTGGTGATGAAGTAGTAGTAAAAATATATAATGTTCCTATGGAATCATAAGGAGAATATAAATGGCCATAGATTTAATTCACATTAGGGCTAAAATAGTTTGTAAAGAGACTGAACTAGAAATAGTAACTCCTTATATACAATCTTTTAGTATTAATAAAAGCAGAGGCACAACGTCTAATTTTAATGCCTCCTTAAAAGTATTAGGTGAAAATCTAAGTGCGGTAACTGGAGAAGTAGCCATATATGCTGGAACACAGGATGATATGCCATTAATTTTTACAGGATTCATAAAAAAAGTTGTTCCTTCCCCAGTATGGGATGACCCAGCATATTTAATGTTGAATATAAGTGGAACAGATGTTTTATATAGATTAGAGAATAAACGATTTACTAGAAGACAGACCTATTCTGACTCTGCTTGGGCCACTATTACTTCTGTACGTGATGGGCTTAAAAGCAGTAGATTAAAATATGCGCCACAAGAACCAAGACTAATTCCTACAAAAGAAGGTTTAATAGACGAAAACACACAAACACTAGCAACCAAGGATAATCCAGCAAAACTATCTACTGATAGAGATATACCTAGTGTTAATATGGAGGCGGTCATTGGTTATACTGATTCGTCGGTTGTGGGGCCTGAGGCGGAATAATGGCTACCATTAATTTAATATCTACAAGTTTAACTCCGGGTATGTATATAGACCTTAAAATCCCGGCTGTTACTGAAACACAACATCATCCAAACGGCTTATTTCCTGAATTTAGGGAGGTAACTATGACTGGTGGTAAAAAATTACCTATAAGAGGTTTTGTTGTAGAGAATGAAGCGGTTGGAGAAGTTACCGCAGTAACTTATGATGAAACAAGTGTTAGGTACACACATAATAAACCATATCCAAATAGGATATACTTTTTTGCATTAAATGACGCTAATACATATATTGTAAATATAGTAGCAGTACCAATACACGACCACTCTTCTATTGCTCAAGGTGGCCCGGCATATGGTACTTACTTTACCGATTATACACCAGCACCTACGGCGGGGAATCCATAATGGCTGATAGTACTTGTTGTAAATTAGTTGGGGCTTTTCCAGGACTAGACAGATGTCTAATATCTATTAGCTCCAGAATAAATACAGAAGTATCAAAAGTAGCAGGTAATTTGATAATAGGCCCTACTATCGGTGTGGTATCTATATCAGCGTATATAAATAATAACACACACGTAGGTTGTCCTGGTAGAATTAATGTCTCTATTCCATGGCTAAGAAAATATAATTGTGACAAAGACATTATATATTTTTTATACCAAGGCGAAGGGCAGGCCAGTATAGCAGGCGATGTAGAGGATTTAGGTTTTCTTAATATACCTGCAGTTTCATATAGAACCATTAATGCCTCTGCTTCTTCTGGGCCGGCGTCTATCTATGAAGATGAGATACAGTATGATGGGTACGGTTTGAGATATATAGGTGCTCCTTGGTCTTTTAATACAAATAACAGCGACACATTAATTATAGATACAGGTATAGCTGATTATGGTAATTTAAATTTACAAAGTTTTTCAGCACAATTCCAACCAGGGCAACTACCTACTGCTAACTATGAATTTGTTTACGCTAATAATTTTTCTGCTAGTTCGAGCGATGTGAAATTTGTAAAATATGATACTTAATGAGAGGTATTAATCATGAAAGACGGCGCTAGTACAGTTAAATATACAGGATACACATATAAATTACGTAGTGGATCGCCTATGTCCAAAGGGGCACAAGGGGCAGGGTCGTTTTATGTGCATACTTTTATGGCCGAAAAAACACAGAATGACACATATTTATATTCAGAATATTTACCAGAGAGTGAAGATTTTAGAGGACAATTTGGAGAACTTACTTCCGCTAGTTTTAATAGACTAAACGATAGAAGTGGTTCCGTTTTCTCAGGAAAAACCACATTTAATTCAGAGTATGTAGAGGAAGATGAAGCCATTACTGGTAATGTGGGAGATTTTTAATTTATGGCTGAGTACATTGAATTCATAGATTGCACCACTTTATCCATAAGTTATGATGTAATGGGTATAGCTACTGTATCCTATACTTTAATATCAAATTATCCAGGTATACGTTATTGGCACCCAATAGACGCAGCTGACCAGACTTTTACTGGGTATGTGGCATCAATAGACATGAATCCGATAGTTGATACAGAGGGCTTTAATGAAAACCATGTGACATTAATAACAACTACTGATGGAGGTTTTGTTTAATGGCTTGCGGCGCTTGTGGTAGAAGACATAATAAAGACAATAATATTGAAAAAAGTAAAAGCATTACTGATGGCTATAAATATCTTACGGACAGACAGATTAAAGCCAGGTTAGAAGTTTATAAACGCAGATTTTGTAAAGATTGCTCTACACGTTATACCTGTGATTATACAGTATACTTTAACTGTTTAGAGAGATTAAAATAAAGTAACCTTTGTAAAAGTAAGTAATAAGGAGGCAGTTTATGGGTGTTATAATAGGTTTTGGTACAGACATCACAGGTATTTTTTCTGGTGCCTGCGGTGTGTCTGCCCAGTGGGGAGTTAATCCTAATACAACAAGGTTATACTGTTTGGGCAGTTTTTCAGCGTATAGAACTGTTGAAAAACCGACAGAAACTTTAAATGTTACTGTGTATAGTCCGCCAGGGGGTTCTGGTATAGGTCCTTATAGTGTTACCCCAAGTACCAGTTGTAGTACACCCGCAGGTATTACTGCGGGGGTCAACCCCGCTTCTTGTGATGTTGAAGTTACTAGTTTTTCTTATAACGATTGGCAATTAACAAGTTACAGCTACAACAAATCAGACCCACAAATGGTTGGGCAAGAGACGTGGGGATTAACCAGATGGATAGATGGATCTGATCCCAGTGAATCCCCAGCCCCAACTGTTTTACTGAGGGGCATTACAGAGGGTTCAGCTAACGTAGCTTTTGGTATAGCGGACGGTAATATAGTAGGTATAACTTTTGATATGGCAAGTGTTCTGGAAAGTATTACTGGTAGCGTGTCTGCCGGTCAACAAGGCACCGCGGATAGAAGTTTTACAGGTGTTGTTACTTCTGTTGGTAACCCTTCTGCCGGAGCAGGTGATATTTGTTCTGGTAATGCCAACATACCTTTTACTCCACTATGGATATAATTAAAGAGGTTTAAATGAAATTTAGTATTGCAGAAAAATACACATTAGCATTATCTTGGGAAAAAGTTGAATACAAAACCGATGGGGAATGCTTATTGAATAATGCGCGTCTATCAGGGCCTGCTTTAAGTATAGCCAACAAAATTAACCCCAATGAGTTCATAAAACTAGATTTTTACAAACAATATTTGTTGTTTGTAAAAAATGTTTACATAGCTAAACTGTCTTGGGGTGGTGTAGTATATAACAAGAATAATACAGTAACACTCAAAGAGGCCAAAATAGTACATGATACAGAGCTAAATAGAGTGCCACAATTTAAGCATAATGACTTTATCTTAATAGACACTTCTAATCATGAGGATACAAGACACGCATTTAGTCTTGTTTATACATCATATGTTGTAGATGAGGCTGGAAATTTATATAATTTTAGAGGATAACTATGCCAGGATGCACTGTATGCTTAACATTTAGTGGTACCGCACAAGAATTGTGGGAAGTAACTCATGGTACCACTGCTTATGGCAATTTACCACAGTATAAAAAAGACCAACATGTAGGTAATAAATGGAACCCTTGTCCATACTCTACACAAAGTGACGACTTACGTAGTGCTCATAGGCTGGGTATTGTACCCACTAAGGTAGACCACACTGACGATGCTGGTAAAGTATACTACATGTCTCCAGATAGAAGAAATTCCTGGGGCTATGCGTGTACTTTCGATAATTGCCCATATTTACTAACTAACGGAAGAAGCTATTTTTATAAGTAACAAATTATTTTAGGAGAAATTTACTATGGCCATCAATATAGACACACAGGATATAGATCAATATCCAGGGACAATAAAAAGAGTAACCGTAGATCAAGCAACTATCACCCCAATCGGGTATGATGGTGATGAACAGTTTG